CTTTATCAAGTCACAAAGTATAGGTTTTGTAAGTTTAGTTGGTAAAACAATCTTGAGACGTGTTGCCATGTCAACAAGTGCAACCTTTGTGTATCGGAGACACTGCCTTGTATCAATTTTGAAACCTTTCTTGTTGTTAACATATGCTCGAACATTTAGAGTTGTATTTTTTTTGGCAACATTAATAGGTCTATTATTTGTTTGATGTCCAAATCCAAATAATTTCCTAACATTCAGTGGAACCTTGACACCAGCTTTTCTATATGCATCATCAACTTTATTTTTAGAATATTCTACGCTTTTTGGAACTGTATAACAACATGGTTGACCCTGTGGATTAGGCTTTATATAGCAACCAGTTTGAGTACACTTTCCTTCATAACTATATGGATCTGGGCGACGACCCTTTGGACACGTTGTTCCTCTTCGGGTAATATTTGGAGCTGGCAAGTTGTCAAGACGTCGAGTAATCTTGGTCTTTTTAGGTTTTTTAAGAATTGCGTTTTGAGAACCAGAAACTTTAAGAAAGTCATTATTTTTAAGAGCTTCAAAAAACTTTTTTAGAACCTTGTATGCGTCATCAATTTCAGTTGTTCCTTGAATTTGAACAACTCCAGTGTCTGCAATGATAATTGAAAACTCCTTTTCAAATGTAAGATATAAAAACTTTTTCTCATTGTACTTTGCAACTACACGCATACCATCAAATCTGGATTCAACATCTGGATCACTAAACACATCAAATATCAAACTTGTCTTTAAAGGAAACCCAACTTTAAATTCTGATGTAACATTATTTAAGTTGACAATACTTGAAGAAGGTATATTGTAATAATGTTTTGAAAAGAAATTTAAAAGTTCTTTGGGTTGTGTTTTTAAATTATCGAGATGTCCTCCGGAAAAACGAATCTTTCCAGACTTGTAATATGAAAAACTGGCACCCTTTGTTTCACCACCCTTTGTAATCTTAATCTGAAAATCCGCACTTACAAATGGTTTTGATTCGTCTCCAACAAGTCCATATTCTGATGTATATGAAAGTGCAGTCTGAAACTTTCCATACCTAATTGTAAATTCAGTCACCTTTATTCCACCCTCTGAAACAAGTCCATCTTTTTTTACTACATCAAGTATTTTCTTGATATCAATGGACTGTTTTGTATCAACAGTTGCATTATAAAGACCAATTGAAAGAGGTGAAATTTCTAAAGTAATTTTTTTAAGAACTTCTTGACGAGGAATAAAATACTCTTTTTTGTATTTATCAACTTCTGGCCTAGCCTTTTTTCCACGTGGTAAAATTTCTTCAAGATATCTTTCAAAACGCACACGTGGTATTTGAAATGAACTATTTGTACTCAATATATGTAACAAGGCATTTTTATTGTCATTTGACATCTTTTCTATTTCGTTATATTTTTATTACTGACGACATTTAATAATCATTGTTAACCTGAAGACCTTCATCCACTATTTCAACTCCAAAAATAAATGGAGTTGCTGGATAAACTTGACCCCTGTATGTCCTGGCTTCTGTACGCACTTCAAGACTTCTTGAACTAAATGGGCCAGCGCACATGTCTTGATTAAACTTAATCTTACCAAGGTTATTCTCCATACAATGTTGATTGAATATATTTATAAAATTCTTTTGAGGACAAAACAAGTCTGGGCCATATCTAACCTTTTCAGATGCCAAGAAGTTCTGGAGACTGTTTGTAACCATTGCAACTTGTTGCTGAATAATTTTAAAATAGTCTGGCAAAACATTCCAAATATCCTGACTGGAATACTTTTGTGCACGTTCAAGGTATGCTTTGACGCACTTGTGATGAATCGCAGGAAGTTCTTTCTCAAGCTTATCATCCAAATTCTGATCAGCCTCCATAACCTGTTTACCAAAATGCCACGGAAGAATACGACGCAATACACTTCCAGAGTTATCCTTCCAGTTTGGAACTTCATTTCCTGCAAGTATACCAGGCGCTTTCCACTCAACAGACTGAGCCTGTTTATACTTGCATGCGAGTGAAATATCTTCACCACTCACAAGAGACTGGAACTCAGCCTGTTCAAGACACAAGTCACCTTTGACCTCTGGTGCAATAAACATGAAACAATCATATATTGATGAAAGTCCAAACTTACGCTCTACATTGTTTGAAAGAGTCTTGACATCTTCAGATTCATAAAACTTTTTAAACACCTTTGTAAGAATAGTGGACTTACCAGACCTTGCAATTCCCTTGATGAATGGAATAACTTGCCACTTGTCAAGATCACAGATATCAAAGCACATCTTACCACCCATGACATACATCCACTCTGATACATCTTGACCAAACTGCTGATAATCAAGGATACTCTGAAAATGAGGAGTTGGTATGTCCCACCATTTTTCAATGTGATTAAAGTGATTAAAGTTCTTGTCAAAGTACTTGCAACTTGCAATTGTTGGATCAAGACACTGAAACTCTGGACTATCATATGGGTAAAAACGACACCTGTACTGACCAGTTTTCACGTCCCACTCCTTACCAACAAAGAGACCATTATTGTATGACCAGACGTGTCTATTCTTCTTAATCTCTGGAAACTGTATATCTTTTGAATTCTGAAGAAACTTGACCGCCTCGGCTCCATTACTACCCTTTGATGTAAGATGTTTCCAAACATCATACTCAGTCTCTTTCTGTGCAAATGAAGTTACAAAATCCTTGATTTCCATAACTGGTTTCCAAGCTTTTGTATTGTATCCATCAACTGTTATAATTTGCTTACAGCACTGATCTTTGTACCTTCTATATTTTTTTTTGTGAAGTTCATTATAACATGCCAGTAAAAGTTTCTGAAATGGAGCAAGGTTATCATCCTCCATGTTCATTGTTGTGCTCCTGAAGAGACTATTATTCACATTTGTATCAATACATGCCAGAGTCGGGTGATTGATTCGCTCATATTGACGTGTATACCTAAACACGGTTTCATATGCGTCGTCAGACATCTCAATCAGACGGTTTATTCTGGCTACAATTTTAAACTCATTTCCATTAATATCCCGGGTTTCTTCATTTGCAACATCAAGCTGGACTGCACGATGATACATTTCACTGAGAGTTTTCAGTTTACGATTATTCTGGTCTGTTACACGTTCCATGTCAAGTTCGCGAGGGAATCCGCTGTTATCAAGTTCTTCTGGTCTGTAAAATTGTTTAAATCCATTTGTCATTGGAATCCAACGGTCACCTTTACAGTCCAGACACCACACAGCTTCAAGTTGTCCAATGAATGTAATGAGGTTGTCCTTGTCAAAAGTCTGAACCTGATTTTTGAGAAGTTCAATTTTGGACTCGTCATTATTATCAGTGGGGATGAGGTAATGAGTCGCCATTATATTACTTGGTATTTTATTTATACATAGTTTTTGTTTTTTAACTGTCTTTCTTTGATAGCTGAGTCAGGATTTTTACAAGAATCTTGTTCTGCATCTCCATGTGCTTTGAGATTGTAACAAGAGCTGTACAAATAGTCTGACCATCCTCCGTTGCCAAAAATGGCTCCAGCACAGCCCCAAGATCAAAACCGTCTTCCTCATCATAATCCTCGTCAACTTCTTCTTCTTCCTCGTCCCCCATTTCAATGTCCTCCTCCGCCTCTTCGGGTTCTTTCTTTTTAGGAGGAGGAGCCATTTACGTTTAGCGAGAAAAATATAAGACTCTCCTGACGCGTTGCTGAAAATTTATCAGGCGAAATAAAAATATTGGTGTATAGTAAATGGCTGGAGGACTTATGCAATTGGTCGCCTATGGCGCACAGGATGTCTATCTCACTGGTAACCCCAAAGTTACCTTTTTCCAGGCTGTCTACAAACGCCACACCAACTTTGCGTTGGAGAATATTCAGCAGACTGTGAATGGTTCCGCAACATCAAATGGTCGTGTATCCGTCACAGTTGCCCGAAACGGTGATCTTATCGGCGAGATGTACATTGATCTTCAGACACAGACGACTGGATGCAATACCTATTCTGGACCTTCCATCAGCTTTCCTGATGGATGCTGGCTCGCTGAGCGTGCCATCCTTGATATAGAGCTATCCATTGGTGGTCAGCGCATTGACAAGCATTACCAGCGCTGGTGGAGGTTGTATTCCGAGCTCTTCTTGGACTCTGAAAAGAAGTCTAACTATGCCCAGTTGACCTGCAACCCCACTGGCGAGCCATTTTTTGCAAATGGTACATCGGGTGCTAACGCAGGACAAGTCATGCTTCCTCTCCTCTTCTTCTTTAACAGGAATCCAGGATTGTACCTTCCTCTTATTGCTCTCCAGTATCACGAAGTTCGTCTTGATTTTGATTTGTCTAGTGAATATAGTGCCTGCTTCACATCCACTTTCAATGTCTGGGGCAATTACGTGTACCTCGATACAGAGGAGCGTCGCAGGTTTGCACAGAAGGGTCACGAGTACCTC